TGTTTAGTGCAATTGATTGAGTGTGACCGTTGTGGTGAGGAGTTTCCTAACAATTGGGGTAAGTGCCCTAGTTGTGACTCTGGTGAGCATCCTAGTGTTGGAGGTTTTGATGATGAGGATTACTAGTTTTGTTGTGGTGGGTTTGTTTGTGTTGGCTGCTTGTGGTGATTCTTACAGGTATCCTTGCCAAGACCCTGAGAAGGCGTATACGGTTGAATGTTCTTGTACGCCACGTACTAAGAACAAAGCCATCAGTGCTTTTAACCCCGATGTGGCTACAGACTTCCCTAGCACTACTCATGGTATTCGTGGGATTAACTGCTGATGGCTCGTAAGGAACGCCTAACAGAAGAACAACTAAATACCCGTCTCAGGTTTGTGATTGGTGTAGTGCTTGCTGCTGTATTGGCTGGCACCATGGGTTCTGTGCTGTATTCTCTAATATATGTGACGCAACCTATGGAGCAGTCACCTAACGATAAAGCATTTTTTGATTTGATTACTCCAATTGCAACGTTCCTTGTCGGAACGTTGTCTGGTGTAATGATTTCTAACTCTAATATCAAGAAAGATAAGGATTCTAATGGCGAACATTAAAATATCGGCTTTAACTGCGGTAACCAGTTTGGCTGCTGCGGACACTTTCCCTGTTGTCCAATCTGGATCAACAAAGAAGGCTGCGCTTAGCGACATTAGTGCTTTAATGCTTTCTAGTGCTCCACAAACATCTTTTAGAAACTTGTTGATTAATGGTAGTTTCATTGTTAATCAAAGAAACTTGTCTGGATACACTATTACTGCTGGTGCTGCTCTCCAGTACACTGTTGACCGTTGGTACGCATTTTCTACTGGTGCAAACGTAACCGTTGACAACTCTTTGTCATCTGGAAAACGTCGTTTTCAAATTACTGGTGCTACAAGCAATACTGGTTGGGGTTTTGGTCAACGTATTGAAGGTGGAACTACTTGTCAAATTGCTGGCGGAAGCGTAACTCTTTCAGCGCAAGTATACGGAGTTAGTACAACTAGTCCTATTACTTGGACAGCGTATTCTGCTACCAGTTTAAACAGTTTTGGTACTCTTGCTAGTCCAACTAGAACACAACTTGCTACTGGGACATTTCCTGTAACTTCTTCTGCTACAAGGAATACCGCCACTTTCACCACTTCTGCTGGTACAGCAGCAAATGGTATTGAAATAGTTTTTTCTGGTGGGGCTTTAACTGGTACACAATCAGTCGGATTTTTTGATGTGCAACTCGAAAGTGGTTCTGTTGCAACAGCATTTGAACAACGCCCAATGGCTATAGAACATTCAATGTGTCTGCGTTACCACGAAAAAAACTATCAGTATGGAATGCCTCCCGGTACTTCAACAACAGCAGCAATATACGAAATTTATGGTGCTTCTAACGGATCTGGAAACATGGGTACTTTCGTAAAATTTGCTACACCAAAACGAACTGCAACGTACACTACAACTTTCTATACTCCGGGTGGTACTGCTGGTTCTTGGACACATCTACGTTCTGGTGTTTCTGCTACATCTGTCGCAATAGCGGTTAGTGGTTCTGGTGCTTCAGAATATGGTTTCCCTGCTATTTCATCAAGTGTTGGGGCCAACTGGACTGTTGGTACTCTTGGCGGATATTGGGTAGTAGACAACGAACTTTAGGGATCAATGGAACTAAATGACCTTCTCAACGAGAAGGAATGGAGGATCTGCAAAGGTCCAGAGAACGCTACCAACGAGGAACTCGTTGATGCTTTCGTCTATTTCTGCTCAAACTACTGGTTTATCAAACATCCCGAAAAGGGTCGTATTAAGTTTGACATGCGTGAAGCACAGGTTGAAACTGTTGCTGCATGGATAAATAACCGCTACAGCATCGTTCTTAAGGCTCGCCAGATCGGTTTCTCTACACTGGCTAGTGCATACGTGTTCTGGGTCACATTCTTTTGGAAAGACCGTTTTGTCATCATGTTGTCACGTACTGAACGTGAAGCAATGAAACTATTAGCCAAGTCCAAATATGGGTTTAAGTTCCTACCTAAATGGATGGTACTACGTGGACCCAGCATTATTGACAACAACCAACTAAAAATGTCATTCTCAAACGAGTCTGCTATTGAATCATTACCATCAGGTAATGACCCTGCCCGTGGTGAATCAGTATTCCTCGTTGTAGTTGACGAAATGGCGTTCTTGCCCAACAGTGACGAAGCGTGGGCTTCTATTGAACCAATTGCCGACGTTGGCGGACGAGTCATCTGCCTCAGTACCGCCAACGGTGAAGGAAACATTTTCCATGAACTATGGGTTGGTTCACAAACAGGGAACAACGAGTTCAAAGGTATTTTCTTTCCTTGGTCAGCATCAGATCGTGATGATGACTGGTATGAGGCTAAAAAACGCCAACTGCCTGACTGGCAGTTAGCGCAAGAATACCCAAGTGACCCTGATGAGGCTTTCATTCGCTCTGGGCGCCCCGTATTTGACATTGACGCACTACGAGCCCTAGAAATAGAAGAACCCGCTAGAGGCTATTTGCATGTGTACTCAGATAAACATATTGAGTTCCGTGAAGACGGTGGAGAACTGGCAATTTGGACCTTCCCCGAGATTGGTGGAGTTTACTGTATTGGTGCTGACGTTGCAGAAGGTTTAGGTCACGGCGACTACAGTACAGCACACATCATTAACGCTTACACACAAGAAGTGGTCGCCCACTGGCATGGTCACATTGACCCTGACCAGTTTGGCGAACACGTCTTATACAACCTAGGGTTATTTTACCATGGTGCCCTAGTGGGTGTTGAATCCAACAACCACGGGCTAACCACCTTGAAAGCAATACAACGAGCAGGGTACAAAAACATTTTCCGGCAACGTCGTTTGGCTCAACGTACACCTGTGGCTACCGAAATCCTTGGTTGGCGAACTACAGCAGCGTCTAAACCTTTGGCTATTGACGAACTAAACGCTGTTATTCGTGATGGTTTACTAGATCTTCGTTGCGAACGCACGATTGCTGAGATGCGAACGTTCATTCGTGAGGCTAACGGTAAAACTCATGGTTCTCCTCATGACGACCGTGTTATGTCTTTGGCGATAACAAACCAAATGCTTAAGTATGTTTGGTTGCCTGAATACCAGATTTCTCAAGAACCACCCAAGAACAGTATGGCTTGGTGGTCTAGGCATATACCCAACAAACAGCAACCAAAGTTTGTTATAGGTTCATTCTCTACCAGAACGTGACAAAATAATCTAATACTATGGCAATTTATACCTGCAAAGACTGCTCAGCAAAGTTTGAACACGACGATCTTCCTCGTCGTGGAGAATACTGTTTCAAATGCCACCTAAAAGGCATCCGTTTAGGATTTACTTACGGCAAGGAACAATTCCACGGACCCACTATTGGGGAACAGGCACGTCAACAGGTGGCACAAGCAGCAGCAGCAGGCATAAAGGCTGAACCAATTGGAAGTCGTTGGATCTAATGGATTGGGCTGTCGCTATTGCTGTTGCGGTAATCACTGGACCTATTGTAGTTTTACTACAAATGTTACGGCGAGAAAACACTGCACAACATGGCGAATCTCGAGATTTACTACACCACATGGTTCTCAAAGTAGACCGTGTAGATGAAAACCTAAACAAGCATATCAAGGAGCATAACAATGGTAATTAAACTGAGTGAACAACAAAAAGCAATGGTTGCATCGTACGCAAGAAGCGTACTTGGTGCAGCGGTAGCAGTTTATGCATCAACAGGAGACATTAAAATGGCAGCAAATGCTCTTTGGGCAGCCGGTCTTCCTGTTGTAATGCGTTTCCTTAACCCCAAAGATACTGCTTTCGGTGTTGGTGGTTCTAAATAATGGCACGTACCAGCAATGCTGAGTTACTCAAACGTTATCGCACAAAACTTAGTCAAACTAAAAGAATGCGAAAGCAAGAAGAGTTGGATACAACATGGAAACGCATGTTGGATCTATACCGTGGACGCCACTATGAAAACTATTCGGATGAAGACCGCCTATTGGTCAACATGGCGTTTTCAACCATTAACGTTATCGCACCTAGCGTTTCGGTAAACTACCCTAAGATTACTGTTTCTGCTAGGAAACCAGAAGATGCTGACAAAGCAACAATTACTGAATCAATTGTCAACTACTGGTGGAGACACTACGATTGTCA